AGTTGCTACATTGACGTATGATTTTCCACTAACCATCACAACATGTTCAGATACATACTCAAACAGAAGATCAGACCCAATTGCGCCACCAAAAGTGACATCATTTTCATCGAGCTCTAATGATTTTTCACCATCAGAACGCTTAGTTACAATTGAAGTCATCCTTACATTAGTTGCATGTTCTGCAACACCAGCGCCATTACCACATCTTTCTTGAGTAATAACCCCAGCAAATACAGCTGAACCAGCATTTGGAAGTTGAATCTTAGCTGCTGCTGCCATTGTAGCACCAAATAAAATTCGGTACTTTAGTCCAATAGTAGATTCACTAGCTGTAGGCAGTTTAATTACCGCACCACTAGCTAAAGCAGCTGTAATAAAGATAGATCCAGCGTCTTTTTCTGATAATGTATGAGAAGCATCACCAGCAGTAACAACTGAAATTTCTTTAAAACCAACATTCCTTGCTGCGTTATGTAGACTACTACCAGCTTCATTTTGACCATATAAAGGTATTGCCATAGTCTACTCCTTATGTCCAGATAGCATGAGATTCAGCCATTGACCACTCCATGCCAGCTTCAGTTAAGATTTGATCTACCCTACGATCGACCCCAGAGTTCTCTAATGTTTGAACTCCTACGTAGACTGAAGTATCACGATTAATACCATTACCAACTAAAGGTCTGTATGAACAGTTCTTCATGTTGATACCAAGCATTTTCACGTTAGTTCCGTCAAGATGAATATTACGAGCAACATTCATATCTCCATATACTGTTGATATTTGAGTTACATCAATTCCGAAGATTTTCTTTCTTCCCATTGAAGCCATATCAGCATTGACACGACCAGAACTATGAGAATCAGCTTGTCCTGCACTTGAATTTACTGATCCACCAGCAAATGGCTGTATTGCACCAACATTGTTGGCGAAATATCCACTTAGTTTATGTAACCAATTATATACTTCAGTATTACAGAAGAACATAGTTGCTTGACTATTGTTGTATCTTGGATCTATATAATTAGATAGATCATCAAGAAAGTCATCTTGAGTTTTAGTTGCTACAGCCAAGCTAAAAGCATTACCATAACTTGAAATGTAATCAACTGCACCTTGAGTATACTGAATACTATCACCATCTGTATACTGAGATCCAAATAGTAATGAGGTTTCAATATCCCATTTATGCTCAACCAACTTTTCTTTCCATACACGTGCCCACTCATTTGGTTCAAACTTCAAAACTGTAGCACGAGCCGTATTGGTCATTGCCATTGAAGTCTTCCAAATTTGAGTAAGACCATGATTGGATGAATAAGGTTGATCTAACCAAGTTTCTGGGAAACCTGATCCTTCCATATGAGCACTACCTACTACATAACTTCTAGCTCTTTCAAGTACGCCTGAAATAGAGATAGCAGAAACTGCTTCACTATCAGCTCCACTTGGAGCAAAGTTGTTATTATCAAAACCAGCATATCCAACATAACTTGAACTTGGTGCTTTTACAACTTTACACTCTACAACTGCAGGATATTTACTATCCTTTGCTGAACTTACGTAAGAACTTGCATCGACTGCAGTAATTCTAGCTAACATATAACTAGATCCCCATGAACTTGCATCTGTAGCTGCATCTGTCATCATAGGTATTTTGATAATTTGTCCAGGTAAAAAGAACTTTGGTGTAGTTCCACTAGCACCAACATCTATTTTATTAGATGTGTTCCCATATACATTTTGTACATTACCTGCACTTTTGTAGTCACCAGCCATGTACAATTTTAATGAATCACCGACTTCAACATCTGAACCAGTTCCACCATCACTATAGGCTTCTATGGTTGAATCTGCAAATTCATCAGCTCCATCATTTTGTACATAACCCATGACATACGCATATCGCTTATGAAACGAGGGTCTTTTCTCAGAGAATTTAAACTGAGGATCGTCCACAGGTTTCTTAGCGACCTTACTTGCTAATCTAAAGAAAGGATCTTGAGGGATTGCTAATTCAGATACTCTACTTCCGAAGTTATACTTTCTTCGTATATCTCCTGTACTAAGATCAGTACTGGTACCTGGACCACGTCCATCGAAATCCGATACAGATAGATTAGTGTTCGGTGTTATAACGGATAAAAAATCCGACATATTCGAACTCCTTTTCTATTTAGTTCAGATAGATCTAAGTCAGAGACTTTATTTAAATTTTTTCTATCCGAACAGGTTATCTAATTCACCATCCAGACCTAAAAGTCCATCAAACAACGCATTGTCTGGTGTAACTTCCTTAGCCTGGCTATTGGCTCCACTAGCGGTCGCTGGTATGTTCCTAACATTTTTCATCTGATTTAACATGTCATTCTTTGCTGATTGGACAGCATTAGCACTTGCTACTTCACGATTCAAAAGATAATCTACATCATCAAGAGTAAGCACATGTTTTTGTGCTCTTCCCTTAAATTCTTCAAATTCTCCTTCTGTCATGCCTTTTTTCTTTCTGAAATCATCTTCCATTTCAGATTGAATTTTAGCAGCGTTTGCTTTTTGCTGTTGGTGTCTTTCATGTTTTACCATTTGCCCAACTCTTGCTTGAACGACTTTATCTACTTGAGAATTCAAAACCTTTGCAGAATCTGATTCAGGTTCTGTCATTGCTTCATTAGCATCGAATATAAAATCCTCATCTAATTTTAGCTCTTCTTGAATACTCTTTGGAGTATTACCTCCATTTACCAGATAGTCACGAACATGCTCAACTAATCCACTATCATTTTTCATTGCATCAAGAACTGGTACAAAAGGTTCTACCTCTTTATACCTTTCTCTCAGCTTAACAGCTTCACGACTACTATCTTTGTAGCGTTTTTTATAAGGGTTGCTGTCATCATCCCATTCGTCCACATTATCGGAGCCAACAGTTTCTTTTAGGGTTGCCTGTTCGGTGCCTATTGTCTGTTGGGTTGCCTCAGTGCTGTTGTCGTCATCGGCTATCATGCCATTGACGCCTTCTTCGAGGGCATCAAAGAAATTATCTGAGGAGCCAAAAACCTGAGCCTCCACATTACTGTCTTCAGTAACTGGTGCTTCAGCGACTTCTGGGTTGCCTACAATTTCTTCCATATAAATATCCCCATTTCTATTTTGATTTTACTTATTTTTATTGTTACTTTGCAATTCTTTTTTTGCGAATTGCACTTCTCTTGATAAATCTTTCTTACTAGAGTCTACTTCATTAGACATAACATTCTGCAAAAGCTTTTGTTTTGCTTCTGTTGATCGGTAAGTATCCTTTATATCGCCCTTAACTTCTTCTTTCTTTTTCGTGATCTCCATCTCTGCCTGCATTACTTTACCTTTTATACCAGCTTGTACTAATTGTCTTTCTAGGGTTTCGATAGTCCCTTCCTTATCTTCTAATGCTTCTTGTAATTGACCTAACTGACCTTGAAGTTGAGCATATAAACTCTTACGCTTGGCTATTTGTTCTTTATTTCTAACATCAGTTTCTGCAAGAACAGCTATATCATCGATAACTCCAAATTGCAATAATTCTTTTAATTCAGCTAAATAAGCCCATCTATTTACTGGCAAAGTTGAACCAGCTACTATTCGCACATCAAACTTAGCAGCAGAGTAATCCATTGATTTACCAATTGCTTGCCCCATATCATTATAGATTGGTATATTAAGTTCTTGTTCTCTTTCTTCTTGAATAGCTGAAGGTTGTATAATTCTAAATCTTTTATTAGCTGTATATACCGATTGAGATATCTGCATAATTACTTTACCCAACTGTCTTAATGCAGGTTCTATTGAATGTTTCATCCATTGTTTAATTCTTCTAGTTCCATACTCATCAAGAGCTAACATTCCTCTAAAAGTTTCATGCTGTTGTTGAGTATCGCCTTGCATTGAAGAATATATACCAGCAAGATACTCCATGTCTTGCTTTCCTTCTTGAACAACGCTAAAAAAAGCATTAGATAAAGGTGCTGGCATAACTGGAGTTGGTTTTTCATGTCCAGGTCTTACAGATAGCAAAGCTCCTGGAGAAGATGAATATTGTTCCCATTGATCTGGGTCTATTGAACCTTCTTCATATAACCATCTAAGAGAAGAACCCAAAGATGCATTATGAACCATTATCTGATGAGATTTATTTATCTCTCTTTGCTTACCTACTAAAGGAGCAACTGCAGATACTGGGAATGGAGTCCCTGTCCATTTATAATGAAATGGAATCAATGGGTAATCAACTACATTTTCTGGATAGACAACTTCAGATAATAATTTATCTCCTGCACAAATTGTTTGTTGTATCCTAGTTCCATAAAATTGAACAGCATCAACAATAGATTCTTGAAAAACTTTATCTTTAAGTAATATTTTATATTCTTTTTCAGAAATGACTTTATTTTCAATTCTTGAAGCTTCTGCTTGCAACTGACTCATATATTCCTGTTCAGCAACTTGGAGTTGTTGTTGCATCATATCTTGTGCTTTCTTCATCTCCAATTCATATCTTTCAGGAATCATTTTACCTTCTTGCACAGCTTGTTGCATTTGTTTTTCCTGCTCCATAAGCTGTACTGACATCTCAGAAGCCATTTCTTTCATTTTTACTTGAACTTGTTGCTGAATAGCTTTTAATTGTTCTTCATTAGGAGGTATCCT